TTGACCTTTATATACAGATCTTAAAAACCAATTAATTGATTCTTGAACAACACTGACAAAATATGTAATAGGATTTCGATCTTCTTCACATAAAATCAGAATTGAATTCATAATAAAATTGAAGATTTCAATAACATGAACATCTATAGATTTACATTGAATCATTTTAATATAATCCCACATATATTTATCTGTTAGATTATATCTAAAAGTCTTTGTTTTAATAATATTAAAAATTTTATTTATAATTTCGCTATTTAAAACTTCGCTTGCTAAATCATTATAAATTTTCTTATGAAGTCTTTGATCCAATTTTAAATCAACACTATTAAAAAATAAAGAATAAATTTTTAAATAACATGATAATTTAATAATTTTTTCAATTTCATCAACTGTAAATAAAATACTTGTCTTTTTAGCTTTGCTTTCATCAACAAATTGACCAAAATCAATATTTTTTATTTGTAAATATTGATCAACATATTTTTTAATTACTGTAACATTTTTTTCAACCACTGTAAATTTTTCAATAACTGTTGTGTATTCTTCTAAAAAATTAACAAACCAATCATCAAATCCCAAACAATTCTTTGAAACATTTTCTATAAAATTAGTAACAATAAAAAATTTATTTGTAATTGTACTTGAAATTAATTTTATTTCTAAAAAACAATTTTCTTCATCATCTCTAAAAATTTCTAGATTTTTGTCTTGTAGTTTGAATCTAATCATTTATATCCTTTCTTTTAAAAATTTTTTAACATTATTTATTCCTCGTCTATTATTTATATATGTAGTTCATGGTTGTCATAAATGATTTAAACTAAAAAATATATTCTAATCATCTTAAACAATGCCTGCTTTTTTTAACATAGATGTGCCTAAAGTAAATGATTTATCTATATCTTTCATAATATTTTCTACTTTATTATTTACTCTTTTAATAGATTGAATTACAGAGGGATCAAGATCTTCGCCATTTAAAATTTCTACAATATCTACTTCCCCAGTTACACTGATGCTATATTTATTCATAAAATATTGTAGTCTATGTAATCTTGAAGTAATGTCTATCCCGCATATAGCGCTGATACAATTTAAAATTTGTAATGCTTGTTCAATAATATCCCCAATTTTATTATCAGTGATTTGTTTTTTAAAAGCAGATAACAATGTCGATACACTAAATTCTGCATTAATTACAGATGCCAATGAATTTAAAATATTAACTGCATTATCTTTAACAGAATTTTTTATAGATTTTGCTATAGTTGATGGATTTTTTAACATAGGATCATTTTTTGTAAAAACACATGCATTTACTAAAAATACTAATTCATCAAAAGTTGATAAATCTGGAACCATTTTAACAAAATGTGAATCTACACTTTTTTCAAAATCATAAATAGCTTCATCAGGATTCCATCCAGTAATACTAGCAATACCTATTTTTAAAGATTTTAATGTATTATCTAATTGTTGTTCCAACGCGATTAATTGATTCATTCTGCTGTCAAATTCAAAAATTAGTTTATTACAAAATCCTGTTTTAATTATACTTGACATTTTTTAATCCTTTCTCATCTATCTCCATTTGGGGTTGCCTCAGTCGCATCAGATGCTGGTCCAGCGGATCCACACATTTCATAAACTGCAGATCCATCTAAATTAATTGGACCAGACGCTAAATTATTAATAGTTCCTCCGGCCTGTGAATTCACATTTCCGCCTCCTTTAATATTTACTTCCCCTCCTGCTGATAAATTAATATCTGCCCCAGCTTTTAAATGTATATCATCAGTTGCTTCTATAAAAACACTTCCATTTGATTTTAAATGAATATCTGATCGAACTGATATTTGTAACTTTTGATTTTCTACATCAAAATTTATATAATCACCTTTATGACTTCTAATTAAAATTTTTTCCTTTCCAGATCTTTCATCAATTAATATTGTTGTTTGATTTCCATCAATTGTATAAACAGAATTAGTATCTCCGCTTGGAGGGGATGATAGTTGTCGTTTTTTTCCAGTAATCTCAACTCTTTCATCATCCGGATCATCTGAAATTACTATTGTTCTTCCAGAATTACTTTTATATATTACCCACTTTTTTTGCGGATTATTCCCAACTTGACATTCTGGTAAAATTTTTGTATTTTGTAAATTTAAACCACCAAGATAGTAAGGTCTGTTTGGATTCCCATTTTCAAAAAAAACCCAAACATAACTTCCAAGGGGAGGGATAAAACTAGAACCTGAGTAATGATGTTCTGAATTTCCGTCTGTATTTAAACCAGATATTGGATTATTAGCAGGAAGAGCAAATAATCCTTTAGTTTCCGGGATCTTAGGCATTACATCCGGGATCCACACTTTTACTCTACCATATTGTTGAGGATCTTTGTTATCTACAACTTTTGCTCTATAAAAACCAGAAAGTTTTGATTTATCTTCTTTTATCTCATCTGCCATTCGTTCACTTCCTCTATTTTTTAAAAATCAATTTTGAAATTTCAATAATTCTTGCAAAACTATCCTCATTATATTTTGAAATAAATGTATTGATTAAGTTTGATCCTTTCATACTTATACAAACCATTATGCTGATGAATCTAGATAGATCTTCTAATGCTGGAATAAAACTTAATCCTGTTATTCTATATGTCTTGTTTAAAAAAGAATATTTATCTATACCAGACATCACTTCAAAATTAGACAAAGCTTTTATAAAATCTTCAATATTGGAAAAATTATATTTATTTAAATCTTCTTCAATTTCTGAAAAATTAAAACCTGATGAGGCTCCAGCTAATCTATAAGATTTTTTCCCAACAATTCCAAAAAATGCAGATAAAATATAACAATTAATTAAAAAATTTAATTCAGTTATTCTATTTGAATATGTAGCTAAAAGACCATATTGTTTTCCAAATAACCCAATTAACATACTTAATAAAAAACCAGAAATTGGAGCATAATAAGAATCTTTTATATTTATTTTATTAGTTACTAAATTAGAAAATAAAATTCCATAAACCATTTGTGTGTATAAATTCTTTGGATCCGGTTCTGTAGAATATATATCATCTACATTAAATGGACTTAAATTTAAAACTATTTGTTTTGTAGGTTTATTATATGAAACATGTAAATTATATTCAGGAATATTAACTACAGCTACTTGTTTTCTTTTTTCTAAATTAGATATCATGGAATAAACTTTTTCTTTTGAAAAATGATTTATTCTATTTTTATTAAGCTCTAAAACAACAAAAACTTTTCTAGGACCGTTATCTATAGAATATTTTTTAATTTCACTATTGGATAATTGTAAAATATTAGGTGCACCTTTTAATAATGCAAATGTATCCTTTATTACCATTCTATTTTCTCCAAACTATCTACATTTGTTATTTTAGAAAATTTATCATTGCAAATTTCTATAATAGATTCTATTGTTGGTAAAACCACTGTAGCAATATCAAAATCTTCTGACGAAAAAACGCCATTAACATACATTAATAGATATTCCAAGATAACTATCCCATATTGATCATATGATAATAACCATGGTTTTCTTACATATTTTGGTTCTAAATCAACTTCAATAGAATGTTTTAATAAATAAAATAAATTTTTTTCAATTGTCCATAAAGATGGTGATGTAAACGTATATATCCCATTTTTAGTTTGATATCGATTTGCCATAAAATCAATATCAAATGGCATTCTCATCCTTTGTCTTGATTCATTATTAATTGTTATTGACATTTATTTAAAAGCCTCTTTAAAACCTGGATAATTATCAACTGACCAATTACAATTATGTTCTGTTATTGATAATTTATTTTGAATATTTTCTAATTCTTCTTCATCTAAATATTTAGAGTATTCTTCTAGATAAGCATTATAGTTACCTTTAATCATATTTCTTGGCAAATTTAAAAATCCATTATGGTATTTTTCATGTAAATCACTAAGAAGAGGAATAAAACCAATATAATTGCTAAAATGTAATTCTATTGCTTTTATGGAAATATCAAAACTACAAAATGGTTCTTCTTTTTCTAATTTTTCATTTACCAAAGATTTAACTATTGTAAATAAACTAACTGGATGATGATGAATATCAATATTAGTTTGATCCATTCTCTCTTCTGTAATAGCACATGTTTGGATTTGTAAAACATCAGTTATATAATTTCTCCATAATTTATATTCCAAACATCCTCTTACTAATTTTTCACAATTTTTAATAAATTTATTATAATCTGTTTCCCCTTCAAATGTTTGAATTCTTAATGATAAATTAAATGGATAATTATCACTATACAATTCTAATCTTTCAATATTACTTTTAATTTCCTCTTCCATTTTTAAGATATCCTTTTTAAATAATTATTTATTATATTTTTAGATTCTCCATACACTCTTTTTGCGCTTACAGATAATTTAAAAAATGGGCTTGCAGATTTTTTAACATCTTCCAAAT